AGCGCCGCCCTGGACGTAGTACGAAGCGTTCTCGCCAAGAGCGCCTTCGTAACCTACGTGAAGGTCAGTCGCGGTTCCGTTGTAGCTGGATCCCGTGAAACCGGAGTTGGCTTCTACGTTAACGTAGGGACCAGCAAACGCAGCGCCAGCAGAGACAGAAAGAGCAGCAGTTGCTGCGAATACAGATTTGATCATTTTAATACCTTTTTACTTGCGGAATGAATACCCGCAGATGAATTGGAACTCGACTTGTTCCGTTGAATGAATTGTAGCACATGAAGCAGAGCGCGTCAAGTGGTTGGTGCGATTAATTGAGGCACTTCCCTGATTTGCTACAAGAGTAATTTAGCACGAAAAAGGGGAGTTTCAACCCCCCCTTGTGCCAGTTGGCGATACGGATATCCGATGAGTGTTATAACGTTGACTTATCAGTTGAGTAGGATGATGGTGCCCTTGATATTCATGGTTGCACCAGCAGTTAAGTTCATTCCAAGTCCTGCAGTTGCATTTAAGATACCACCAGCATTGAGATTTGTCATCAACGTTGATGAGATGTCTACGTTACCTGTAGTCTTTGCACTGAACGACGCATCCCTTGCTTTGATAAGTGGGGGTGTACCAGGACCACCTGCAACAATGTGACTTTCAATGCCACCCACCCACGTCTGGAGGTCTCCCAGAACCTTATGATTGATATGACCTGTAGATACAATGTTCTTCGATCCACGGGGGTCAAAGGTCACTGTGGTGTCTTCTGAAACACCAAACGCCATCTTCTGACCCAAGATAACTTCTTTATCATTGCTAGTTGTTTTCTCTACACTACCAGCATTAAGGATGATAGCGCCACCACCATTTGCTCCAGACTGAATGTTGACCTGTGTCTTACCAATGAGAAGAAGTTCTTCAGATGCTTCAATAACAATCTTCTGTGCTCTGATGTATCTTGTTCCACCAATAGTCTGTTCAACATAGTCACCAAAGCAAACTAAGTTCAATGCTTGCTTCTCATCATTGTCATCACCAGCATTAAATTCTAAATCTGATCTGTTGTGGTGTTTTGCTTGATATCCCCACGTTTTAACGCAGAGTTTACCACTACCAGCGCCACTCTCTTGAGTTTTTTCTCCAGTTAAAATCTTTACACATCCTCTGCTGTCCAATACGAGAGCAGCATTATCCGAGTTAGGACCATCAATTCTTAATGCGCCAGATTCATTATCTGGCAGCAACCTTTCATATATCTCAGATCCAGTAAGATTTCCTTTGTACCAAGTCTGAAACCTAGGTTGATCAGACAGTTCCTGTGTTTCATTAGGAGTAGTAGGTTTAGATATCCCTTTTGGATAACTAGATGCAGGTTTTACGGTTGTCATGGGCAGTCAACGTAACGTCCAGTTCCAATCTTAGTGGAACCAATTGTAGTAAGTGCTTCTGTATCTAGACATGCTAGAGAAGGAATTAATTTTGCACCAAAACCATTACCACCAACGATGATAACTTCTGGCAACCTATTGTAAGTAGTAACACGATCAAGAACTCTTGCTCCAATGACAAAACCCTGATCATCAATTAAAGCTTCTGCTACATCAGTTTTACCATCAACATAAATTGTTGGTGCTTCTGTATAGTCAATTCCTGGTCTAATCAAAGTAAAAGTATCAATAATACATCTCTTATCGTTATCTGATGGAGAGTTCAACTTATAACCATAACCAGGCGTCTTAACTCTGATTTCAGTTAAGAAACCTTGTTCGTCTAATAGTGCTGTTGCAGTTGCACCAATTCCGTCACCACTAATGGTAACATATGGAGGTTCTGCCCAAGGATCGCCTGGGTTTGAAATAGGAATATCAATAATCCCACCACTGGGATCTGTAATTATATTGATAGGATCTACAGTTGGATCTACAAAGTCGGTAACTGGTTTGTTGGGATCATCTCCTTCACCAATATCATCGTCTTCAATCTCTGCTGCTGTTGTAATTAGAACATCAGCAATTGCAGCAGTACCATTGATAGTAAATCTTAAAATTTCTTCGTCTTCGACAACACCGTCATCTTCAATACCAACAGTTACTTTACCAATACCATTATTGATAACAAACTCACCTGTCATTTTAGCGCCAATAATATCCTCTCTAGTGATATCTGTTCCTGATAATGTGTAATAGAAGATAGATCCATTATCAATATTGACTGTATTGATTGTATAGACAATAAACTCTCCCTCTGGACAGGTTGCTCTATCAGGGGTTACAGTAATTCTAGGAGTTATACTATCAACTGCTTCTCCAGTGTTATCATTTAATCCATCGCCATCACTGTCGGGATCTTGATCTTCAGCAGGAATTGGTTCTAGAACATCAGAAGTAAAACTCTCTGGAATTTCATACAGTGGGTTTTGTGGTTTAATTCTATATGGATTATAGGGTTGATTTATCTTATACTCCGTAATTGTTCCAACACCAATGTTTTTAATAAAGCTCGTTCTAATCTCACTATCGGGATTTGGTGTATTTGGTTTTAGAACAACATAGAAGTCTTCATCTTGCTCTCTTTCTTCCGAGAACAAAGTAGTAACTTGAATAGTCTTTTCAGTTTCACCAGGAGCAAAACCTAGAATATCATTTACACCAAGATAATCTTCGTCTAAAGTAGCAGTTCCTTTATACTTTCTAGTCTTATATTTCACAGAAGATGATCCTTCTGTATACCCACTTCTTGTAACTAAGAAAGTAGCCTGATCTCCTTCTTTTACAGTTACATCATTAATGTAATACTTAATTCTCTTAATTTTGGGAACTAGATCACCTTTTCCGAATTCTCCTTCATCTCCTTCTTCTCCTTCTTTACCTGGAGGAATATTACCTGTCTTACCACCACCTTGTGGAACACCACCAGTAAACCCAATCTTGGTTATAGCAATTGAGTTACCTGTATATGCATCATCACAAACATATTGTGTATAGTCAGCACCTGTAGCAGGGAATAGGTTATCGATACCTGCGAGAAGATCATCTAAGAAATCTTTATTTTCTCCCTCCTCATCTTGTCCACCATCTGTACATGCTTTTTTATACTTACTACAGGTTCTATCTGGACCCGAGCAAGAAATACCCAATAGATTTAGAACAAAGTTAATAGCACCACCAAGAATGTTGAGTGGACTTGCAATTGCTCCAAGAATACTTTGAAGGGGTCCCAGAATTTCTCCTAAGATACCCTCCATCAATGAATTTATTTTAGAGATAATGCCATTTACCAAAGCGTCAATTTGACATGCTGCTGCTTTGTAAATCTGGTTGACATAACTCATCAAAATATCAGTTAAGAACCCAGCAAGGCGGTCTCCAAGGTCTGCCATCTGGCAACCTAGGTTCTTAAGAATATTATTGAAAAACTCAGTTACTGGTGTCAACGCATTTCCTTCTTCTGACGGGTAAAGGACTGCTTTGATAAGATCATTTACTGCTGCTGTGAGTTTTTCAATAATAAAACCTTTTACTCTTGCAGTGAACTCAGTCACCACACTCATTGCTTTGTTTACATAATTCCTAGCAATACCAACTACGTTACTAATCTGACCAGAACCTTGATTGACAAGATATGTTCCGATGTCACCACCATTGTTTTGAACAGCAGCCATAAACTCTGACATAATTGTGGACATTTTGCCCATCATATCGTCATTATCACATTTCTCTGCTTTTGACTGACACCAATCTTCTGATTGTGCTGTTCCTTTCTTTAATGGTGCGACTTTTCTAGCGGGAACGGCAACACGGTCGTTACCTTCTCCATCTTTTGTTCCATCATACAAACCACCAGTAGCGGTATTTTTATTAGTTCCTTTTTGCGTTGGTTTTCCATCTGCTTGTGCATTCAATTGCCTGACAGCAGTAACAAATGGTTTTGTATCTGGTGTTCTTTCTACGAATGTTTTAGTTGCTCCTGGAACTTGCCCAATAGAGCCCATAATAATTGGTTTCTGTCTATCAAGATCTAGATAAAAACCTATAACCCAGCACCCAACTTCTAATTGTGGATGTGCTCCACCAGTATTACCTGGCATGAATGGAACAGTTACAGGCATCACAACAGTTGCCCACGGCAATTCCTTCGTTTCAAGGAGTTCGCTATCGCCAGGATGTTCCCCGACAATTCTTACCTTAAAACGATAACCGCCTTTGTTATTAGTTTCGTCTCTTGCAGTTCCTTCTACTTGTCCTACCCACCAATTGAAACCATCGTTACCAATACGTTGGGTAGGGAGCAACTGCGATACTAACTGATCCATATCAATTAATCGTCATAAATTAGACATTCTAGTTCTGATGGATTTTGGTCGCAATAAAGCTCAAGTGCAGTTGGATCGTGATGATCACCTCCTTCGATCTCTGCCTTGTGGTTCTCTACATATTCTTCCAAGTCATGAAGTTCTCCTTCAATATGACGACGTTGGTTAGGAGAAGTCATAGGATTGTCAAGGATCTCTTTGTCCTTAGCAATATGAGTTTCGATATTTTCCATAAGTAATTGCTTCTACGTTTTTATTTAGTGCCGTGATTGGATTCTATGTCACCACAAGAATCTCGCAGCAGTCTTAGTGTAGTGACAAATCTACCATTTGTCGATTTTGTACTGTCATATGTGTGGGTCACCTCACTTACCAAATATACACCACTACTTTCTGTATCCCAAGGTTCTTCATTAATTCTCTCATCTGTACCTTTATTTACTAACTTAATTCTAATTGCATCACCCGCACAAATTTCAGAATTACCTGGAATAACAATAGTAGCTTGTTGATGATTAAGCATCTCATATCTCATCAAAGATTGTGCTGCAAAATGTTTATGAAAATCACAATAAGGACTTGGGTTTTCTGAACCATCCTTTTCTTCAAACGATGCAATATCTGGTTTATTATACCAGCTTTCATGATCAAGTAGAGAGGTTAAAATCCTAGTTGGAAAATCAGATATTTTTTTGTCGTCTGTAGCAGGTATAATAGATGGTTTGTTCTGAGCACCTAGATGCTTCATGTTTTCATATGCATCCTCCAGACTATAATGATACTCATCATATTGTCCAGTTGCATGATTAAAGAATACCAACAATGTAGAGTATTTTCCTGTTCTCAGAGAAGTCATTACATCCAACTCAGACTTAAACATTGCCTGCGAGATAGTCATTCTCTCGTCAGCACCATCACTCTGATTTGAGATCTTTTCGATATATGGTCCCCATGCATCATCTGCCTGATCCATAAGATAATCTACAGAGAAATAGTTATACCCTCTCTTAGTTTCCCAGAAGAAAAACCCAGCAGTTCCATTAACTTTCTGTTTTTCATTCTTAGACTTCTTTTCTGATGTTGATCCAACAGCACCTTTTGGAACACTCTTTATAGAAATAGTAGAAATTAAATCAAACGGTCTCCTATTAGCAGGGATCATTTTTATTTCAAATTCTGTTGTTTCAGACAAAAATTCTTTCTCTGTTCCCAGAGTATCTAAAACGTCTTTAACAATTTTGTCCCCTCTTCCAGAAACAGGTTTGAATAATCTAGTTACTTCATTATTCAAAGCCTCAGCAGAAACAAGACCTAAAGTATATGATTGTGTTTTGTTTTTTGCATTTCTACCTGCAACTTTCCAAAGAGTAAGTTCATACTCAATTGGTTCTTCTGTAATACTAGATTGTATAACAACTTTTACAATTTCTCCACCTTGAATGGGGAGATCATTGAGTAATCCAGCACTATCAGCAATCGTCATAGTTGCTGCAACAAATGGACTAGTAACACTCTCAACGTAACTGAAAGTTCCAACCATTTGCTTAATTTCGTATCCCTTCTCCTCTCCAAGTGCTGCAATAGAAACACTCTTCAATTCAAAGTCAGTAGCATTCTGAAACTGTTGTGATTCTGCCATTACGATATAGTCCTAATTTTTAAATCTTGGAAAGCAGATAGACCCGCTGCATTCATATCAATACCAGCAACAACACCGTTTCCATTTACACCACCCTGCTGTTGTCCACCACCATAGTAATTATTAATAATAGTAGGTGCTCCTCCTGCAGATGCGGTAGAAGCAGATGCTACTTGTGCTGATGTTACCATGATAGGTGTTCCAGTTTGTGGTGATGCGGAAGATGCTGCTATTGAAGGCTTACTAGCAGGAGCAACTGCTGCTGCTTGATCTGTTTTTGGAGGAGGAGTTACCTTCGCAGCTTCTTGTCGTGCTTTTCCCGCTTTCATTAACGCAGCAACAGCCCACGGATTGGCTCCATCTTTTGTGTCTATTCTTGTTTTGGCTCCAACCAAAGCACCAAGTCCACCATGCTTAAAGATCTCAAATCCCGTAGCAGTTTTATATGCTTCGTAGTTTCCTTTACCAGGTATAGAGAAATTAAAAGATTTACCTTGATCTACACCATAGTTCTCGGAAATTTCTGGAGCACTATTGGGAACACCAACATTAGATTGTTTCGCTTTCAATACTGCTGCTTGACGTTTTTTAATTTTAGCCATTACTTCAGCATATTTCTCTGGTGTTCCTGCTGCCAGCAAAGCGTTTGATTCTTCTTGTGTGTATGGGATATCGTCTAGATTGCCTACTGGGTCTGGTTTTGGATCTGGTTTTGCTTTACGCGCCTCTCCAAGGTTTTCATCATATACTCTAAGAGATTCAACTGCAGTTCTTGATGTTTGTCCATGCTGAGGTGTAAAACTTGCCCATTCTCCACCAAGTATTTTCATGTCTGCTACAGTCAGAGGTTTGCTAACATCAACACCTCTCTTTCTTTTGGCAAGGTCTAATATTAATTGATTTTGTAATTCCTTAGTAAACTTGACTTTTGTTGGATCAAATTCTTTTCCCTGAGATGCAAACATCGCCCTTACTTGCTCTAAAGGCTCCATAAATTGACCAGCACCCACAGCAGCAGAAGATAGTCCGTTATAAGTGGTTTCTCCAGCATTCATTCTCTTAGTCTGTTCATCATGAACTTGCTGTATAGTCATATCAGTCATCTTCATATCAGTACGACCACCAAACCAAGTATCGTAACCTTTATTACCAGCAGTTCCTTCAAGTTCCCTAACAGTAGCAATAAATGCTTTTTCTTCTGCAGTATCTGCTTTAATGTCAGCAGCATTCATATTACCGTTGCCGCCACCACCAGTATCAAAGAGTTTATTTAATCCACCACTCAGAAGACTACCTAAACCTTTAGCTAATCCGCCTATAATTGGACCAAATATCGTAGACATAATATTTCCAAAAAGATCACCAAATAGTTTAAATCCACCTTTAGTTTCAAAATACTGTTTAAGACCTAAAGATTGCAACTCAGCAAATTCTTTTTTACCTTTTTTCTGTGCCTCAAGAATACCTTCGCCCATTGCTTGGAAAGTATCTCTACCACGCTTACCTTCTAGTGGGAAAACACCTTCTTTACCCGCCTCACCAACTATACCCTTAGTTGGTTGTGTAATGATACCACCTCTCGCAAATGGCGTAAGACCTGCGTCTCGTGCCATCAAACCAGCATCAATACCAGCAGATACAGCAGTTCCAACACCTGGAATTGTACCAGCAAGACCTGATAGTAGTTCACCACCAGCACCTAACCAGTCACCTTTCATTGCTCTCTCAGCAGCGAAAGCAGCACCCGCGACAGCACCTACACCTGGAATTTTCTTAAGACCAGCTTTACCTAGACCCTTAGCGACACCCTTTGCTGCTGCTTTACCACCAACCATGGCAGCACCCCTAGTGAGTGCTCTCTTACCACCACCACGGCGAAGCATTCCACCAACTCCACCCCTGCCACCACCAACAGCTAAAGCTCCTCCTCTTGCTCTGGGTGATCTTCTACCACGTCCAAGTGGCATCTCAATACCACCACCACCGCCACCCATGCAGCATCCATCTTGCTTAAATGGGTTAGGACCACGAATAAGTTCTTTTAATTTACTACCGGTTTCCTTTTTTCCTTCCTGTTTCTGTTTTTTAGCAAAATTCTCTGGTGTCATAAAACCAGAGAGATCACTTCCTTGCTCTAATGCTTTTTCTTCTGCTTTTGCTGCAGAACGAGACATCATAGTCTCTTGTGCTTGTATCTGCTCTTTTGCTAAATTGCTATCATTCGTAGTTTGTGTCTTTGTTGCATCAACCATCCTCATGATGGCTTCTGTATTCTTAGTTACAGCAGCAACAACATCAGCACCACTATCAGGTGAGATTGATGGAGTAGAACTTGAGTTTCTTTCTACCTTTCCTGCTTTAAAAGCATCAATTCTCGCACTTTTACTTAAATATTCTCCAGTATTTGCGTCAACACCATCATTTACTGCTTTACTGAAGAAATTTGTATTGTTTAGTGGTTTTGCTTTAGCAGTAGAACCAAAATCAGTGAATGTTCCGCCTTTTCTGGTTTCTGGACCACCTGCTGTATCAGGATCTGTGGTTCCTAAGTATTTTCCTTCTTTTTTGTCGATATCAGTGGCATTTCTACCAACGATATCAGTTTTTGCCTGAGTATTGACAATACCCGCTTTTCTGGGAACAATCCCACCAGAATTAGAACCAGGGAGAAGACCTTTTGGTTGGTTTCCCTTCAGCATCTTAGTTGCTGCTGGAGGAAGTGCTTTTTGCTGTCCTGGTTCTAATAGATCACGGACTTCCTTTACATTAGCATTAATTACGCTTAAATCTTTTTTAAAAAGCTTACGAAGACCATTTGCCAAATCTTTAAGAGATTTAGCATTTTTCCAGAAATTATCTCCTGAAACTGCTTGTGGTGTAAGAAAACCGTGTGCCATTATCGCTTAGCTGCCGCTTCTTGTTCTTGTTTGACTTGTTCTAGATATTGCATCAACAAACTAGTATAAACTTGCCTTTCCCAAGGCATCAAGTTTTCAATTTCACTTAAATTATATTTATGGTGCTGCATCAAAGCAAAATTTGTTTTGTAGTACCCCTCCATGGTCATATGGAAGAGTGCTATCCGAAAAAATTGGATAAACCCTGAATAACAAAGGTATTTTCAACTCCCGTATTAGGATTTTTCAATTTAATCTCATGTCTAAGAACTGGCATTTCGGTAAAGAAATCTTGAATTTTTTCAAATTGTGTATTTGTTTGTCCTTCTAAAAACTCATAAAATTCTTTTCTTGTCGTAGTAGAACTATCATATACATCTTCGCCATCAAAAATTTGATCGATACATTTTGACATAATATCAATAACCTCATCACTAGTGTCTTTACCAAGAATTGACACTTTTACAAATTCTTCAAATGAAGGATATTTCATAATAACGCCAAGATTATCATCTAGCATAATTTTGTTACTATGATCTTCTGGTTTAGAAACTTCAACCTGTGTCAAATTAAGATTGTACTTAACTTTCGTTTCACCATCATCTTCGCATGTTAACAACATTTCTACAATTTCGCCAACTGATACAGCACGAATATTGAGGAAAATATACTCCAAGTCAAAAAGTGCTAAATCGTCTAGTTTGACGCGAGATGTAATACAATTTTTCAGTAATGTTCTTGTAGCATCCTCGATCTGCTTTTCATCCCCAGATTCAAGTGCTAATAAAAGTAGTTTTTCCTCTCTAACTACAAAAGGACGGTATTTAAGTGTTTTGCCTGTAGAAGGCACTTCCAACTCATAGGTTGGCAGCGAAACCTGTGGTAATGCCATAATGCTTAGATCAGTTCATATGTATATTTAGTGCG